TGAAAATGTTATAAAAGTTGAACGTCAATTATTTAGAATCAGATCATTTGATGAAATAAGAGATTCACAAGGTAATGTTGTTAGTAACATACAATGTGAGCATGTGTGGTATGATGCTAATACATGCAAACACATTCCATATCTTGAATTGATTAATGCAAATGCTAGAACTGTATTAGAAACAATCTTTGCAGACACACCTTTTACAGTAGATAAGTGTGAAATTGAAACATATACGGATATCTTCCTTAACAAAAGTAATCCTGTAAAAGCAACTGCTCAATTAATTGAAAATATCGGTGGAGAACTAGAGATTGACAATTACAAAATTTCGATTGTTAATAAGCTTGGTAAAAACAACGGTGTACAATTCCGAGTCGGAAAGAATGTCAATACAATAAAACGCAATGTGGACTCTAGAGAATTGGTTACAAGGTTGTATCCATATGGAAAAGACGGGTTAGAAATTAACGGATCATATATAGATAGTCCGCTAAGTTATCTTTATAGTAGACCAAGAATAGCTTACAAAGATTATCGGGATATTGACAATAAAACAGATTTACTAAATGCAGCATTAGCCGAATTGAGTACGGAAGAACGAGATGGAATTGACAAACCTAAAGTAACTTATGCTTGCGAAGTTGTAGAATTAAAGAAGCTAAAAGAATACGGAGACTTTGAAAAATTTGATTTGGGTGATACTGTTCGTGTTATAGACGAAAACTTAGGCATAGATACATTACAGCGAATAATCGAATATGAGTATTATCCTTATGAGGCTAAAAAGAGTAAAGTTATTTTAGCTAACTATGATGTAAAAAAGTATGTTTTAAGTACACCCTCAGGAATGTTGGGCAATCTAATGAAATCTAATGAACAATTTAACAATATGCTATATCCGAGCGGTATGATTGACACAAGCTATCTTGATTTCATCAGAGAAAAAATATCAACAGAAATCAACGCAGCTCTACACAAAGCGGTTATATATGATAGGGGGATTGTATTAGTAGACAATGTTGAAAATCCAACTAAAGCTATAGCAATCATTAGTGGCAGTTTTGCTATTGCTAATTCGAAAAAAGCAAACGGAGACTGGAATTGGCGCACTATTGCAACAGGAGACAAAGTTGTAGCTGATGAAGTTGCAGCAGATTGGATATATTCAGGAGTTATCAATGCAAATCAAATTTATGGTGGAACACTTTCAGGTGTATCAATAGACATAGACACTGACGCTGTTATTGGAAATGCGTTATATATTGGTAATCAAGACAATGCTAGGGATAAAAAGATTATATTTTCAAATGCCAATGCTGGTAAAGCAAGAATAAGTTATTTATCTGGTGACTTAGATATAATTGCGGATGGACATATATCTCTTAACGCTCAAGGCGGTGTCTATGTAAACGGACAAAGAATTGATTAAAGATGTAAAAAGAGAACTAAAAGGTTTGAAAAATACGGTATACCATATTAGAAAATACGTAGAGAGAGTTAAGTATCAAAACAGCTCTCTCTTTTTTTTATTTTATCTTTAATAAAAATCTTTATTGAAAGGAGTGGGATTAAATATGGTAATTAAGTTTGCTTGTGAAATTGTAGTGAAAACAGCTAAGAAAATTACTGATTTTTTCAAAAATAAAGAAAGTAAAGACTTATCAGATGAGTCTAATTAAATCAATGCAGGAGGGGTAATAATGGAAGATAATGCTATTAGTACAGTCAACAAGAGAATAGACAGTATAGAAGAAAAAATAAAAGTACATGACAGCAAAATAGAAAAAATTGAGGACAACATAACTCAGATTCTAATTTATCATGGGAAATTGGAGGAAATTGTAAAATCAACTAAAGAAGGTGTAGA